GCAGCATTCATATCAGTAAGAGAATCGGTGGAAAATCCAGTCAAGTACTTCTATAACAATACGGCAAAGACTATCAAACTACTCAGTCTGATTGAGAAGTATGAGGTTCCTAGATTTATCTTCTCAAGCACCGCCGCAGTATATGGTGATGTAAAAACAGATGAAATGCCACTCACAGAAGAATCTGAAGTCAAACCAGCAAATCCATATGGTATGAGCAAGTTGTTGGTTGAGCATGTACTCGAAAAAATGGCTGAAGTGAACAAAGACTTTTCTTACGTTGCATTCCGATATTTCAATGTAGCAGGTAATGATGTTGATAGTCGAGTTTCCGATTCCAGATGGAGAGAGAAAGAAAATCTTGTACCTTGCATCCTGAAGTATGCACTTGGTGAAACAGATGAAATCAAGGTGTTCGGATCAGAGTACGACACAATGGACGGTACTTGCATCAGAGATTACATTCATGTTTCAGATATAGCAACTGCCCATTCGATTGCATTGAAAAAGGGAAGTGGTACTTACAATCTCGGATCTGGTAAAGGAAATAGTGTCATGGAAGTTGTCGGTGCGATGAATACGGTAACAGGTGGAGTCATCAGAGATATAGTTATTGCTCCCGCTAGAAAGGGCGATGTGCCATTTCTTATTGCCACGGCAAAGAAATGGCAAAAAGAAACTCAATGGACTCCTATCTACGATATCGATGAAATTGTATTATCTGCTTGGAAGAGTGTAAAAAACACTTGACACTTTGGAATATTGGATTAGGATAGTAACGTGAACTACCAAAAGAAATTATACGGCGAAGAACCATCGTGGGATCATTTTGAGGGTACAGAAGATGAATTGCAGGGTCAGGTGATCCGTGCAGTAAACTGGTATAGAAATACTGGTTCGTCTAAGAGTTATAAGAAGTGGACTGTGGAGTGGATGAAGTCCTCCGATAGTCACTGGACAAAAGATGACGTTGACTTGGTGAGAAGTTCTGACAAGAAGAACTTCAATCGTATTGGTCACTACTGTCGATTGATGTCCAGAGGATGCCCACCAGAAAACAACATGTTGAAGACGATCAAAAATGAGATCGAATCAATTATGTCCTCTGTGAAGCGGAAGCAAGTAAATGCTAATTCTGCTCCGCGTGTTTCACCTATGGTCCGGTTGAAGGAATCTGTAGATAAACTCGCATGTGATATGAATGTCACTATCGACTCGCTTCATTATTCTGTGATGAATGGAGAGAAGAAGTTTGATCCGAAACTAACAGGTTGGTTGTATGACAACAAGGTAACTGCGAAACAAGCAGAGATGTTGTATCAGATGTACACTCCTGTATTCGACGAAGTGACTATAGCACTATCTGGTGAAGATGAGCAGTTGACCGAAGCATACGAATATCTCGGGAAGAGACAACTACGAAAACTCCAGAAAGGTCTGGATGATATTCTCACTGTCGTAAAGGATCACTACCTCAAGAACCAGAAGCCTAGGAAGACTAGGACTGCTAAGTTTGATCCGGCAAAAGCCATCAAGAAGATCAACTACATGAAGTCTTGTGATGAACTCGGTGTGAAAAGTATTGATCCCGTAAAGATTATTGGTGCCAAGAAATTGGTGGTATTCAATACCAAGTATCGATACCTACAAGTGTTTGAGTCATCTAGCCACGATGGACTGATGGTCAAGGGAAGTACGATCCACAACTTCGACAAGGATCTTTCTCTCATGAAGACCCTCAGACAACCAAAGGATGTCTTGCCTAAGATCAAAGGCATTCGATCTTTCAACAACAATTGGTCCAATATCAAAACAAAGGAACGCAAGGTATCCAGTGGTCGAATTGGCCAACACACAATCCTTGTGCAAGCATATCATGATTCTAATTGACTTCAGTCAAGTGATCCTCTCCAGTCTCTTTTCCCAAATTTCAAAGGGTAACGAGATCAATGAGGATCTAGTTCGACATATTTTTCTAAACTCAATTCGCAACTATCGCAACCAGTTCAAGGGTAAGTATGGTGAAGTTTGTCTTTGCTATGATGGTGGTAATTACTGGCGAAAGGATATGTTCGAAAATTACAAGGCGAACCGCAAGAAGTTGCGGGAAAGAACAGACAAGTATGACTTCGATTGGGATGAAGTCTTTGATGTTATGGGTAAGATTCGAGATGAAATTCGTTCGGTTCTTCCATACAAGCATGTCTGTCTCCGTGGTGTCGAAGCAGATGATGTGATTGCTCGATTGTGTCATCGCTATCACGATGATGAGAATATTGTTATCATCTCATCGGATAAGGATTTCCAGCAGTTACAGAAGTATGAATCTGTTGATCAATTTAGCCCAATGACGAAATCGTTTATCGTCTGTGAGAATCCAGATCAGTTCTTACTGGAACATGTGATTCGTGGAGACTCTGGTGATGGAGTGCCGAACTGTATGTCGGATGATGATTGTCTAATCAATCCAGACAAGAGGCAGAAGCCTATCACAAAGAAAAGACTCGCTCAACTCATCGAAAGCGAAGAGTACCTCAAGCAACCTTTCTATGAAAGAAACAAGCAAATGATTGACTTGAATCAAATTCCGAGTATAATCAATGAACGTATTGACGATGAGTACGATAAACCCATCAAACGTGAGATGGGTGTAATGGATTACTTCGTTTCGAAAAGACTCGACAACCTTTTGGAAAACATTCAGGAATTCGTCTGATGAAGAAGAATAAAGGCAAGAAGAAGACCTTTGGTCCTGATGACGTAGACGCTTATCAGGCATACAAGAACGAGCAAAGTGAACGTCGGCGCCGTGCTAGACATGATAAGAAAAGACAGATTGATGACCTCAAACGTGATCCCGAAGAATTCTTCGATGACGAGTGGGACAACTTTGAAAAGTTTCGGAGATAATAATGACTGCTACTAAAACAACCCTTTCCAAGAACACACTAGATCTATTGAAGAACTTTGCTTCTATCAATCCTAGCGTTCATGTGGTTCCAAACACACCAATGGTAACTGTTTCCCCCATGAAGAATATCATGGTCCAGGCAAACATCTCCGAGACTTTCGATGTTGAGTTTGCTATATGGGACTTGACTAAGTTCCTTGGTATTGTCTCTTGCATCGAAAATCCATCGTTCGACTTTGAAGAGAAGTTCGTAACGATCAGTGGATCACGCGGTCAGACTGTGAAGTATCACTATGCTGATACCAAGTTGGTCAAGGATTGCCGACCGACCAAGGAGTTCAACATGCCTGATGTGAAGGTGAACTTCACACTCCTTCAAAATGCACTAACGGAAGTTCTCCGTGCGTCTAGTGTCCTTGGTCTTCCAGATCTTTGCATTCAACCAGAGGGCGAAAAGATTCAATTGACAGCACTGAGCAAGGAAGATCCAACCAGTAACACATACTCCGTTGATCTGGAGTGTCCTACTTATGACGGTCCTGAATTCAAGTTCTATCTGAAGTCGGAGAATCTGAAGTTGCTTCCGGGTGACTACAATGTCGGTGTTGCCGCTGGAGTTGTTGCTGAGTTCACTCACGATACACGCGACCTGACCTACTACATTGCTTTGGATTCGGACTCAACATATGACGGTTGAAATGACAGACAAACAGTACCTATGGGTCGAGAAGTATCGACCCAAAACAATTGAAGAGTGTATCCTTCCCGAACCAATCAAGAAGTCTTTTCTGGACATGCTTGCTCACCAAGAGTCTCAGAATCTACTGTTGTCTGGTGGTGCTGGTGTTGGTAAGACTACGATTGCCCGGGCCCTTTGTTCTGAGTTGAATGCAGACTACTTGCTTCTCAACTGTTCAGAGGAAGGTGGTATCGATACTCTCCGAGTGAAGATTCGAAACTTTGCAAGCACTGTTTCTCTATCTGGAGGCAAGAAGATTGTCATCCTAGATGAGTTTGATTATGCGAATGCTAACTCAATGCAACCTGCTCTTCGTGGGTTCATCGAAGAATTTTCTGATAATTGTCGCTTTATACTGACATGCAACTTCAAGAATCGAATCATTGAACCGATTCATTCTCGGTGTACTTGTATTGACTTCAGATTCAATGAAATCGACAAGAGGAGAATGTGTGTTGGTTTCATGGACAGGACAAAGCAGATTCTTGAGACTGAGGGTGTCTCTTATGATGAACGTGTTCTTGCTAAGTTGATCATGAAGCATTCCCCCGACTGGAGACGAACACTCAATGAGTTGCAGAGATACTCTGTCGGTGGTGAAATCGATGTTGGTATTCTCAATGAGATTGGTGATCTGAAGATCAGCGACTTGGTTGCACATCTCAAAACGAAAGAGTACATCAAGGTTCGCGAGTGGGTTGTCAACAATCTCAGCAACGACACCGCACAGATTCTACGAAAGATCTACGACTCGTTGTATGAACGAATGCAACCTCAGTCTGTTCCTGCCGCCGTTTTGATTATCGCAGAGTACCAATACAAGTCCGCGTTTGTTGCAGATCAAGAAATCAATCTTCTTGCATGTCTCACTGAAATTATGATGGAGTGTCAGTTCAAGTGAAACTAGGTGATATCCTCAACGCAGCAAACTACACAAAGCAAGGACTCTTTGATGATGATCCTTGGCTTGAGAAGAAGTATCCGGGTTACATCGTAAACAAGTCGATGTCACAACACTTAGATACTTTGATGCAGGCAAATCATATGAATCGTCACTGGGGACTGCCCAACAAAATGCAGTTTGATTACTACCGATTCTCCACTCGTAAGAGAAAGCGTTTTGGCAAGTGGATGAAAGCGAGTAAGGTCAAAGATTTGGATATCGTGAAGTCATACTTTGGTTTTTCTAATGAGAAGGCCAAAGAGGCGTTGAAGATTCTAACCAATGAGCAGTTGGATGAAATCAAGGAGACAATGCGAGGCATTGAGAATCCTACATAATACTGACTCAATGTCTGAGTCTATAGAAGGATTTTGTCATGCCATTAGAAAGTAAGATCTCTGTTGATGATCTAGTGGAAGTGAAACTGGCACAACCCGATGATTTCTTGAAGGTGAAGGAAACACTCACCCGAATCGGAATTTCATCGAGAAGAGAAAATAAACTCTACCAGTCGTGCCATATTCTCCATAAGCGAGGCAAGTACTACATCGTACACTTCAAGGAACTTTTTTCCCTTGATGGATTGCCGACCGACATCGACGAAAAAGATTTCGCAAGAAGAAACACGATCACTTCTCTCCTAGAGGAGTGGGGACTCGTTGAGATAGTTGATTCAAGTAAAATTGATGAACTAAAACTACCTCTAAACCAACTCAAGATTTTGTCATTCCGTGAAAAACCCGACTGGGAACTTTGTCCTAAGTACCACATCGGGAAAAAGTAAGAAGAGGATTTATTATGAAAATTGACCTTCGTGAAATTCCGGTCATGTGGATCAGTCTAGACTCCGCTACCGAAAACCACAAAGCGATGGAAGAGATGTTCAAGGAGTATGGCTTCAAGAACACCACTCGCTTTTCCGCACTAAAGATTCCACCCCACAAGGAAGCAGATCCTACGATTAGACACTATCGTGGTTGTGCTGAGTCACACATTCACTGTATGCGTGAACTCGTAAAGAAGGGTATCCCTTTCCTCATCCTTGAAGATGATGCAAAGATCACTGAAGACTTTGTGCCAGAAATTGAAGTGGAACCCGGAGTGGATGCAGTCTACTTGGGCATTTCACACGGCAACAAGGATTACAATGCAAGGTATCTGAACAATGGCTTCTCGAAGATCGAAGGTGTCTTGGCGACTCATGCTATTCTCTGGACCAGCAAAGGCGCCGTTGACTTTTGCCAGAAGGTCGCACGACACTTCATCTGGAATCTCAATACTCCGTTCGACATTGCTTGTGCAAACGAACTACAGAAGAAGTACAACGTCATCACCCCACTCAAGCCTTACTTTTATCAAGCAGATGAAAGAGACAGTAGTAACAAGTGGGAGAACTTGACCAAAGACCCCCTAAATACTAAGAAGAAGTCGATTTACCACACCATCGGTTATTGATAAAGGAGTTTTCGTTATGTGGCTAACTGGTGAAGATTTGCTCATCAACACTCGGTTTGATATTCCAGCAAAACATCTATACGCAAGGTATAGAGATTCAAAGGCCGATACCTTTTACGGTCATTGGATTTATTCTCAACACATTGCACATTGGAATGGTTTCAGCGAGTACGATGATCCAACCAAAAACGGAGAGCAGGCATTTGTCGAGAGATTCGATGAAATGCTTGATGAGATCCAAGAACACGGTTTTGATAAGGAAAGATCCGTGGTTCCAATCACGGACGCGGCCCAACCCCTAAACGGTTCTCATAGAATTACTGCTTGTCTGTTTCACGATAAGCCTATCTGGTCTTCTATCGAAGAGGATAATGCTGGTCAACGAGATTGTAGTAGTTACTTCTTTCGAAGACAGGGAATGCCCGAAGATGTTCTAGATGCTATGGCGTTAGAGTACTGTCGTATGAAAGACAAGACTCGAATCGTTACTCTTTTCCCGACTGCTACCAGCAACGGAGAAAAGGCGATGGAGGTTCGAGATATTCTCTGTAAGTATGGAATGCTGATTCACGAAAAAGGAATTGGTGGTCATCTCGGAACAAACTTCGCGCACAATCTTATGATCCAAACGTACGATGGAGAAGACTGGATTGGCGATCCATCAAACTCATACGCAGGTGCTATGCAAAAGGCACAGTTGTGTTATCGAGATATTGATTCACCAACCGTATGTTTCATGGTTGAGTTTGATGATGACGAATCATCAAGAGAAGCAAAAGAAGAGATTCGCGAGTTGTTTGGAGTTGGTAATCACTCCGTGCATATCAACGACACATACGAAGAGACTATGAAACTGGCTCGATTGTTTTTCAATAAGAACAGTTTGATTTTCGCGTTCTATGGTTCAATTGAGAACTACCCAAACTTTCATGGTATGCTCAATGATTATAGGAACGGCGTCGGCACAGGCAATGAAGATTTCTGTATAACCGCAAGTTCTGTTCTGTCTTTGTTTGGTATCCGTGAGGGTCGTGATTTAGACTTCCTACACAACGATTCAATTGATGGTGATGCCGCAACTTTCGGGTTTGAAAAAACCAATCCTTTGTTGTCCTCACACAATAAAGAATTGGATGACTACACAACCAACTTGGATAACATCCTATACAACCCACTCAACCATTTCTGGTGGAACAACGTGAAGTTTGCTGCCCCAAA